GCGCTGTTCGCGCCTGGCGTTATGACGCCAGGGCCTCCGGCAGGGTGGAAGCCAGGCCAGCGGGCCTGGCATGCTTTTTGACTTGCAAAAGCTATGCCAATATTTATTTTCTGAAAAGGGTTGTAATGCTCAGCCAGGCTGTTATACTGCACTCTCACCCACACAGAAAAGGACCGAAAAATGAGCATATCCGTCAAAATCGTAGAACACGCCGCGCACCATTGCTTCCAGGATGCTATCCGCATCAACACCTTTCGTGAGTGGGAAGAATGCCATCACCGGCTGTCGGGGATGGTAACCTTGGCAATCTGGGCAGACGCCAGCCGTAGCGCAAAAACCACACTACAATTATTGCGAGACATCGCAATGGAACGCAAATGGATGACTTTTGACGCTTAGCGTCAAAAGTTTGACCACCCGTCAAATCTTTGACGGGTGGGGGCGGTTATCGGACTTGGTCCGAGGCTCCTCGGACCTCACTACCCCACGCGTAAACGATACAAGGTTTTTGAGAAACTACTACAAGGTGTATAAGATTTTTGAGAAACCAAGGTATATTTTTTGCATTGATTTTAGAGAGCTAAAATAAAATATTAACTTTAATATGCTAATCTACACCTAGCCTAAAAAGTATCAAGTGGGATTGACATGGACAAAAAAATTTGATATAATGCAATTTAATAATAGAAAAAATAAGGAGTACACATGTCTAATGCAATGATGAATCCAGAAGAAACTTATAGGATGCCACCAGAATTGCTAGAAGTTACTACTAGATATTTAGAAACAGCTAGTATAGAAGAAACAGCAAGTACATTAGATATACCTGTAGAAAAGGTAGTATACTATTTAAATAAAAAAGAGTCAAAAAGATTTATAGATACAATCTTCTTAGAACAAGGATATATAAATAGAACAAAGCTACAATCCACTCTAGATACAATTATAGATAAAAAACTGCTAGAGTTAGAAGAAGCAGAGTTAACTAGTAATAAAGACATTGCAGACTTATTAACTCTAGCATTAAAAATGCGAGAAAGCTTTGTAAAAGATTTAGTAGCAGAACCAAAAGAAACACAACAAACAAACGTACAAGTTAATGGCCCAGCAAATTTTGGGCTTAATTATAATAATTTACTAACTAAACTTATTGAGGATTGACATGGTAGACGAAACAAGATGGAGACATCATAGAAGAGCATTCGCTTCAGCAACAACAAGCGCAGCAGTGACAAAAAGTGACAGCACTGTATTAGATTTTAATGCACTATTTGTAGGAGGCGGTGGAGACGTAAGTATAGACCATGAAGAAGGCGGAGCAGCAGTGGTTTATTTAGGCGTATTACCTGGTTCAATCCTACCTGTTAGTGGAGTTAGAGTAAATGCAGCTACGACTGCAACTAATATAGTTTGGATGAAGTGGTAGTGGGAACTTTAGCTATCATTGGAATATCTACAGCAAGTATGCCTAATAGACTTTTCAGAGGTATATTAGCTTCTAGTGGTACATTTATACTTACTGGTAGCACTATTTCAATACCTAAAAAATTAGAAGCTACTAGTGGTACATTTACACTTTCTGGTACTTCAGTTACATTAGGATCATAAAATGGCAAAACAAGATATAGACTTAGGTACCGGTCCAGATACACCTGGAGCTGATAATTTATATGAAGCATTTAGCAAAGTAAAAGATAACTTTGATGAACTTTATGCTGAAAAAATTATACTTGTTAGTGAATATACAGTAGCAACTTTACCTTCAGCATCAACATATGATAATGCAATTATTATTGTATCCGATGAAACTGGGGGTAGAACCTTAGCTACTAGTGATGGAGATAAATGGTATAGAGTTAGTGATGGAGTTGAAGTTTCATAATGGCTAAACAAGCAATAGACATGGGTACCGGTCCAGATACACCTGGAGCTGATACATTAAACTCTGGATTTACAAAGGTAAATGCCAATTTTGATGAATTATATATTAGAAATGGTGAATATACTCCCGCAGGAGTTTTAGTGTATCCATATATAAATGCACAAACTGTAGTTTATGCTAGCGGTATTGTAGATTATGTATCTACATCTTATGATTCTAAAACATGGACTCTAGGCCCTTCCGCATATAATGCTGTAGGACAAGTAACAGAAATAACCGCTACAGATAGTATCACAGAATGGACAAAAACTATTGCTTATACTAATGGTGTAGTATCTAGTGAAGGAGAGTGGACAACATGAGTTTAGCCGATGCTATACTAGGAAGTATAAAAATACCTAATAATGCTTTACAAGTAAGTACTGGATATATGGAAGTAAAATATCTAGCCAATGCATTAAATACTACTGGAACTAAAACTTCTTTAGAATATGGTGTAGATAATATATCATGGCCTGCTTCATTTCAACTTATTGCCACAGGACGAGGTTCAAATACTACTGCTGTAGAAATTGAAGTTTCTAATGATAATATTAATTATTCGTTCTATTGTTATCTATCATTAAGTGGTGGATCTACAGGTATAACACGTACTTCAGGAATTATACCTTGGAAATACGTACGTATTACTTGTACTATATTACAGAACCCCGGTACAGGTACTTATTCGGTGATAATGCTATGAAAACTAATTATTTATTACATAACCCCGTTAACTTAAATATTCCTGGTAGTTTAGATATAAATGGTACATATATTTTTACTCATGTAGTAGGAACTGCTTCTGAGCGTGCAAATACTGCATTATCATTCTTAACTACTGGTTTAGTATGGGATGAAAATGATACTGGTGATATTTATAAATTTATTGGTCCTTTAGTTACTGACTGGATTCAAATTGGTACTGCTGGAGCTATTAATGTTAATCCATTACTAATTTCTGGTGAAGATCAAACAAATGATGTCATTAAGGTGGAGGAGAGATTCGCTTATCATCATGTAGAGCCTTCACAGACAGCTGAGATTTTAGGGACTACAGGGGCAGCAGGTGATTTCTTGCACACTATCACCTGGAGGAACACAGGAAATGGTCAAATAACCATTATTGACGGATCTACAAATGTACTAGCGGTAGCCGGCATTGGCACACCAGCTAGTGTTCAGACTGGTACATATATTATTGATGCTGTATGCACAACTGCCTGGAAGATCACCACAGGTTCTGGGTGTGAGGTATTAGCTACAGGCAGATTTACCTAATGGCTGACTTCTTCGTATCCCAATCTGGTGCTGGATCCACAGATGGGTCTAGTCCTGCCAATGCGCAGGCTATTGGCTCTGTCACATGGTCATCTCACCCAGGGAATGATGTCTATTTATTGGGGTTGATAACAACAGGTGTAAATGTCAATGCAGATGCCACTGAGGGTAACGAAATTGTTATCCGTGGTGATGGGGCTACTCCCGGTGTAATTACCGTAACAGGGGCGTATGGGATTTTATTCGCAGGCGATTGGATTATCCTGAAGAACATAACTGTTACAGGTTGCAGCACTTATGGTATTAAGATTGCGTCTGCGGTAGATGTAACAGGTTCGACTATTGATAATTGCGAGATAACAGATAATGTGCAGCGGGGTATATCTTATTTGCAATCCAGTGGCACTGCAAAAACTCTCGATCAATTAACTATTACAGATTCCACGATAACGGGTAGTGGATATGAGGGTATCAGGGTCACGATAGAAGCAGCAGGTGCTGCCTCTGATAAGATTACGAATTTAACTATTACTGGGAATACTATTACTGGTAATGGTGGAACACTTTACGCTGGAATCCGTGTGGGTGATAGCGGTCATGTTTCTGCTATTAACGAAACCCTAGTTATTGACAATAATACGGTATCGAGTAATCGAGGGATTGGTGGGGTTCTCATTATAGGGTTCACCGATACATCGTATGTTAGCAGTTTTTCCGGTAATACATGCAATGGGAACTTAGGGGTTCTCGGTGGGATGAATATTCAGGTATCGGCGTATTTCACAATTGAAAATAACACATGTAACAATAATGAGGCGGATGAAGGCATTGATGGTCATGGTCTACTCATTGATGATGGCTGCGACAATATTATTTGCAGGCATAATTCATGTAGCGGAAATGTTGGCTATAGCGGTGCGGATATAACATCTGGGGCCGGGATAATGGTGTTATCTGTGACAAATGGTGAGATATACGGAAACCTGGGAACAGGAAATCGAATTGGGATGATATTGGGTGGTGCGTCAGCCCATACATCGACTCGCATTTATAATAATACTTTTGTTAATTCGACTCATTATGGATTCATTGCGGGCGATGCGATGGCAGATGATGTAGTTGAGATCAAAAACAACATTTTCACAGGTGATAGTGATGGGTTTTACGTCAATACCGGAACAGATCAGACAGATGAAGATTACAACATCTTCTATGGGTTTGATACTCCGACTACAAACCATACCCTGGGGACTAATACCTTAACTTCAGATCCTCTTTTAGATGCTAACTACAAACCAACTGTTGATTCGCCTGCTTATGAAGCAGGGATATTTGTATCTTCTATTAAGGATTACCAAGGCAGACCATATCATATCCCACCAACTATAGGAGCTTATGAGTTTACTTCTGGATTCCCTGCGCAGCCAAGAACATCAACTAATACTCGTATAGGCAGATTTACATGACCACAAGTTATTTGGATGTAAATGCTGTTGGGGGTGGTGATGGCACAGTGGGGACGCCGTGGAATTCTCTGCCGGATGCTGAGACTAATAAGGCGTCTTGGGATGAACTCAGGATAAAGCGAGGGACAGTAGAGAATCTTGCGGACTATGGCGCTGAGTCTAAGTGCACATTTTATAGTGGGGATTCGGATAAGACAGTAACGACATATTATAATGGTGATGGGTCTGATGATATATCACAGCCAAAACCTGTTTTTGACCATTATCACACATCAGAGGCTGGTGATTGGACAGAGGTAGACCCTACAGATCCGACTAGCCTATCTCCTGGGTCTAATCTATGGATTTTAGATGGTGGAATAGCATCATATAACCCCATACAGGCAGTGTGGTTTGGGGATGACTTTACCCCGGGCCAGTATCAGTTAGAATATTGGACTGTTGTGACTTCTACGCTTACCGATGTGACGACGAATGTCCCTGCTCAAGCTTTTCAGTTTGATTGGTTTCGGGGAACGGCAGAAGACAATAACCGGTTAATCGTGTATTCAGTAGGGAACCCCGTCACTTATTATGGCGCGGTGTACTGGAGTGCAAATACCAAAGATAGAGTTTTTGAAGCTTTCAATTCCGATAACATTGTGATTGAAAACCTGTGTTTCCGTTATACCTCCCTAGGGGTGTTTAATGAAAGTGCAACAGATTCAACTACAGTCACTGGTGCTATTGTACAGGATTGTGCTTTTAATCGTTGTGGTACGGGGATAAGAATTGCCGGGGCGGAGGGAACCTCACGAATTATGGATAATGCGATAATCAGGCGCAATACATTTTCCGACATTTTGCGTGGGGGGATTTGGGTTAGAGGTGAAGTAAGAAACGCTCGTATTTATGGGAATGCCTTTACCTCTAACGGGCTGGCTGTGTCGACTGGGGGAGTATATTTTAGTAAATGTATTCCTGGTACTGGATATTATAATTATGTGTATAACAATACATTTACAGATATGACATATGGACGATTTTACAACGGTGATGGAGGGGGGATAGAGACTGATTCGCAGACCACAAATACACGGATATATGGAAATGCTATTTCTCGATGTTATCAAGCATGGCATGATAACTCGGGCAAGGAAAATTGGTTTTATTCTAATCTGGTAGACGATTGTGGAATGGTTTATTTCGCAACTGATGCAACAAGCCAGGATGGGAATAATGCGCACATTATTAATAATACCTGCACTAATTTAACTGTGGATAGCACTTACAATGATGGCGACCAAACGCCTAAAGCTGCGATCCAGTATTCACCTATGACAATTGCTGGAGGCGAGACAAAGAATAATATTCTTTCAGGCTTATCTGGTAGCGGGATTCGTCGTTTTGACGCGCACAGTATTACTGAAGACAATAATTGCTTCAACGGATTTGCAGTAAATGTGATTGATGAAAATGATAATGCGGAATCTATTGGTAGTAACAGCATATCAACCGATCCTCTTTTAGGCGCGGATAATAAACCACTAGTAGATTCCCCAGTCTACGAAGCTGGCGTTTACACTGACGCGATAAAAGATCGTAACGGTAGACCATATCATATCCCACCAACTATAGGAGCTTATGAGTTTACTTCTGGTTTTCAACCTCAAGATCGTTTACTACGATAATGAAAATCTCTCGTGATAATATTAGTGATACTTCTATTACAGAATATCCTGTAAAAGAACGCCTAATAAAACTAGATATAAGTAAGTACTTACAACTAATAGATATTGAACCTGTCCCGCCACAAATAGCTTTTATAAATGCTATTAATAATCCTGAATATAGATTTATTACTGCAGTATTAAGTAGACGTACAGGTAAAAGTTTTATAGCTAATGTAATCGGTCACTTAATTACTTTAATACCCGGATGTAATATATTAGTTATAGCACCAAACTATGCTCTTTCTAGTATTTCTTGGGATAATCAGAAAAAACTATTAACAGCTTTTGGTGTAGAAGTACAAAAATCAAATGCCAAAGATAAGATAATAGAATTAAAAAATGGGTCAACAATTAGAATGGGCTCTGTAGGACAGGTAGACTCTGTAATCGGACGCAGTTATGATTTAATTATATTTGATGAATGTGCTGTTAATAATGATGGAGCAGATGCATTTAATGTTCAGTTGTGCCCTACATTAGATAAAGTAAATAGTAAAGCTATTTTTATTAGTACACCTCGCGGTAATAATTGGTTTCACGAATTTTATAAACGTGGATTTTCAAATAATTTTCCCACTTGGGCTTCTATACTTAGTACATATCATGATAATCCTAGAACAGATTTACAAGCTATAGAAGATGCAAAAGCATCAATGAGTCGCGCTGAATTCGCACAAGAACATTTATGTGAATTTATAGCATTAGAAGGTCAAATATTTAATCTTAATAAGACTCAAATAGTAGATATAGATATATCTACTTTAGAAGTATTAGATGTAGTAGCTGGATTGGACTTAGGATTTAGAGATCCAACAGCTTTTATTGTTGCTTTAACAGATGGTTATAATTACTATTTAGTTGATGAATATTTAAATAACGAATCTGGTACATCTGAGTACGCTAAGATGATACAAGATAAAATTTCAGAACATAATATTGATTTTATCTATATTGATTCAGCTGCACAACAAACACGCTATGACTTAGCATATGATTATGATATTACTACTATAAATGCTAAGAAATCAGTAAATGATGGTATTGGATATTTATCATCACTGGTAGATCATGATAGAATATTCATCTCTTCTAGTTGTACTAATATAATAGATATGTTTGATAATTATCGATGGGATCCTAGAGAAGGATTACTAGCAGAACGCCCATTACATGATAAGTATTGTCATATTGCAGATGCGGTAAGATATGCTTTATATACTCACTCACATAATTTAGAAACTATAGGCAGCTAGTAGTATGGCTCAGCTTAAATACCCAATTTCAGATAGAGCAACTGACTCGTGGACAACAACTCCTTTATGGAGTGATGTTGATGATCAATCAGATGCGGACTGGATATCCAGTCCTACGTCGGGTAGTAATAATGCCTGTGATCTTAATATTGATGCTTTAGAAGATCCTGAAGCTGACGATATTGTTGTTTATTACCGTGCTCAGCGTGCATCTGGCGGCGCTGCAATCCGTCTTGACGTATACACCGTTGACGATGGGCTTATCCATACAGGAACACAGCAAGGTCCTGGTAGTTCATTTGCTGAGTACACAGAAACACTAACAACTGGTGAACGCCAAAACATAACAGACTGGGACGGTCTGTATGTTCGCATTACGCAAATCGCTAACAATAAAGGTGTATTGGTTTCTGCTGTCTGGGTAACAGCACCTGATGCCCCTACACCTACTCCTTATTCAATAGATGCTACATCTGGAACGTATACTTTAACTGGCAGCACTACTGCCCTTAGCAAAGCTTACTCTTTGGCTAGTGCATCTGGGGTATATACTCTTAGTGGTACTACTGTAGATTTTAATACTGGATATGTATTAGATGCTACATCTGGAACGTATACTCTTAGCGGTACTACTGCCTCTCTTAAAGGTGCTCTTAGTTTAGCTGGTGCTTCTGGAACGTATACACTTAGTGGTACTACTGTTGGATTAGATACTGCTTATACATTAGATGTAGACTCTGGAACGTATACTCTTAGCGGTATCACTGTAGATCTTAATAGTACTTATACATTAGATGTAGACTCTGGAACGTATACTCTTAGCGGTAGTGATGTAGCTCTTAATAGTACTTATACATTAGATATAGACTCTGGAACATATACTCTTAGCGGTAGTGATGTAGCTCTTGAAACCGCTGGTGCTTATTCACTAGCTGGTGCTTCTGGAACATATATACTTACTGGTACTACTGTTGATCTTAATAGTACTTATACATTAGATATAGACTCTGGAACATATATACTTACTGGTACTGATGTAGCTCTTGGAACTGCTGGTACTTATACATTAGATATAGACTCTGGAACATATACACTTAGTGGTACTACTGTTGACCTTAGCGCTGAGCATACATTAGATGTAGACTCTGGAACATATACTCTTAGTGGTAGTACTGTCGACCTTAGCGCTGAGCATACATTAGATGCAGCATCTGGAGCACTTACTCTTAGCGGCAGCACTGTAGAACTAGAAACTACTGGTACTTATTTACTAAATGCAGATACTGGAACGTATACACTTAGCGGTACTACTGTCGACCTTAGCGCTGAGCATACACTAGATGCAGCATCTGGAGCACTTACTCTTAGCGGTATCACTGTAGATCTTAATGGTGCCCTTACATTAGATGTAGATACTGGAGCTTATACACTTACTGGTACTGCTGTAGAATTAGAAACTACTAGTACAGGTACTTATTCATTAGATGTAGACTCTGGAACGTATACACTTAGCGGATTTGCTATAGAATTAGATACTGCCCCTAGAACCTATGCCTTAGATATTAATTCTGGTCGCGGATGGCATTACTGGCTCCGCAAACGTAAAACGGGATAAAACTTAGAATGTCAGCAGGAACATTAAATTTAAATATAGAAAGAGGCAGTATATTTGCCAAAACATTAGTTTGGAAGGATGCAGATAAAAATCCTATAAGCTTAGCAGGAAAAAGTGCACGTATGCAAATACGTCAACGAGTAGATGATATAGCTTATATAGCCGAATTAACTACTGGAAATAGCGGCATAGTTTTAGAAAGTGGTTCAGTTACTGGACAAATACAATTATATATAGGTGCAGTTGAAACAGATACATTTGATACTGATTTTGCTGTTTATGACTTAGAAATATACGAAAACGGAAACGCAAATAATGTTATACGTTTACTTCAGGGACAAGTTATTATTTCTGAAGGTGTAACTAGATAGATTTATTTCGCTTTCGCGAAATTAATTAATAGAGAGAGGAAAAAAGAATGGCAAATGCAAGTAAGTTTAATCAATTTGTAGAAGATTTAGGGCTAGGAGTACATAATTTTAATGCTGATCAATTAAATGTAGCTTTATATCAAGATACAGCATCAATTACTGCAGCAAGTGGACCACTTTTGGGTAATTTAAGTAATGAAGTAACAGGTACAGGTTATACTACTAAAGGAAAAGATATTACAAATACATGGTCAGAAACTACAGGTACAGCAACATGCGGTGCTTCAAGCCCTGCGGCATGGACAGCAGGAGCAAGTGATTGGGATAGTATTCAATATGCAGTAGTATTTAATGAAGATGCAACTGGGCCAGATGAATTAGTAATGTATTGGGATAATGGATCAACAATTGATTTAACAGCAGATGATACGTTTACCTTTACTATTACAACTAGTATATTTACTTTAGCCTAATGCATGATTATCATAAGTTTATTAGAGAGCAAATAAAAAAGAAACCTGAATTCCAACGCGAATGCTGTAGGGATATAAATAACCTACAGTATTCCGTTAAGGATAATAATGTTTATGATAAAGTAGTATTAAGATGCAGACATTGTCATAAACTACACTATCATATGTTAGGAGAAAGCGCCCATATAGGTGCTAGGGTTAGGAGATAACATGTTACATGATTTAATCGAAACCTCGGAACACACAGACACCTTCTTCCACCACGGTACATCTGGTCACTGGAAAGACATTTTATCACCAGACCAAGCTAAGAGAATAGAGTCCGACCACAGGGAAGTGATGGAACAGTATGGCTATTTAGCCAGTAATGTGAGAGAAATTTATGCCTGATTTAAGAGTGTATGGTTCAACTACTGGAGAGATGAATAATTTCTACTTTCCGTTTCTCGATCCTGATTCGTCGACCGGGGATTATCAGACTTCAGACCCGTCACCGTCATCATCTACAGATCTAATTTTATATCTGGATGGTGTGGCGGCAACTGGAGGTGCTGCGGCATCGAATGCCACACTGTCATTTCTGACTGGTGGATATGGGAAACTGGCATTAGTCACTGCTCAGATGCAGGCCGAGATCATTGTGGCGATGATTGTTGATGCTACTGCTACCAAGGAATGGGTCGATACCTCCATCATCATCCACACAGGAGGTCATGCCAGTGCACTACATTCTGGTTAGTCTTTTATGTCTGCCATTTCTGGCTAATGCAGCTCCGACTTATTACTGTGTCTCCAGTAATGGGACTTCAGCTTGGGATGATGGTGGAGACAATTGCATTGGTTCAGTGGGTGACTGTACAGGTCTTACAGGAACGGCTGCCTGTGATTTAGATACAGCGAATGATGAGGCAGTTGTTGAAGATGTAATCTATTTACAAGCCGGAACATACGGTACTGGTGAACAGATACGTCCAGCTAGATCCGGGACTGATAACGATAATCGGATTACATATCAGGCTTATGGTGATGGTCAAGTTACGATGAATTGGACGGGAACAGGTGGTTATACGGATAGGGGTTCAATTGCACTAGGAGAGCGTGATTATATTACAGTAAATGGTGCAGGGCCTAGTGATGAGGATGGCACTAGAAGAATCGTGCACATACCTACAGGTTTTGTTTCTACTTACGGGAATGCGTGTGGATCTGAAGGGACGATAGTTAAAAATGTTGTTTTAGGTTATCGCAATGGAGGGGATGGAAGCATAACGGCAAGTCGCGGATGGTCTGCCTGTGCCAGCACTTGGGAAGGATCTTTTACGACTATATATAATGTATTTGAGAATAATGAAATATACGGTGAGCATGACGCACAAAATGATAGTACTGAGGAAACACAAGATTTAATTCAAGTAGCAAAAGACTCAGATTATAACTTGTATCAAGATAATATAATAGATAGTGCATCACATGACGCATTGTATATTTCTAGTACACTAGCTACAAATAATGTAGTCCGAAATAATGTTATTAGCAACGATTATCATACCGCCTGCGCTCTTTGGCACGCTGGAGGAAATAATTTATGGGAAGGGAATGAATGTAGATCGTCTTTTGATTATGATCAATGGCCCGGAGCAACACCGGGGAATGCCCTTCAGTTATCAGCCCCTGATAACATAATTCGATACAATATAATACACAAAGGGGGAGCAGCAGACTATACGAGTTCGGCGCTTGGAGGGTTGAAAACAACATCGGGTACTAGTGGGGGTGATTCAGACGCGACTGATAATCACATTTACAATAATACGATGGTAAAAAATCGTAACCATTCGTATGGGCTACAGTATGTTGGGACGAATTTTCTAGATTTAGGAAATAATCGGATGGTTAACAATCTACTGTATGGAAACCCATATTCTGGCGTCTTAGTTCAATATGCTGGTGGATCACAAAATTTACCAGACGGAATCCGAGACAAGTGGTTTACTAATATGATCGGGACTAGCAGTGGAACTGATTATATTAATGCTGCGGATTTAGGTGGTAGAAATGCTTCAGAAGCAGAGTCTCTGTCTGGTCCTACGTATCCAGAATTTACAGACATCATAACAGTTGATCCATTATTCACTAATTATAATAATAGTGATTACACGTTAACAGAGTCTAGTACGTTAATAGATCGGGGGACAAATCTAACCATCATCACAGGATCAGATTCTGGGAGTGGAACATCACTATACGTAGCGGATTCAAAGTATTTTTATGATGTGTCAGGGTTTCCGACATGGATGGGTATGCAAGGGGACTGGATAGCAGTAGGGTCGAATTTATCTGGTAGTGCAAAGGTCCAGATAGCATCAGTTGATTATGTAAACAATATAATTACTTTAGAAAATAGCATCAGTCGTAATGTAGATGATTTGGTTTGGCTGTGGAAGGACAGTCGCGGGAATTTAGTTATTTCGGGTGATGCGCCGGATATTGGTGCGTTGGAATATAAAGCAGAAGATGGTGGCGTTATCACCAGTCCAGGCGTGCGTCCAGGCGTGCGTCCAGGTGTCAGGCCAGGCGTAAGATAAAGGGATAGACTAATGGCTGCTCCAGTAATTGAAATCGGTGATCTAACAAATAGTTCCAATAATTCAGTCGACACAACTCCAGATGTTAGTTATCCAGCCTATGCGGATGGTGATTTACTTATCACCGTTCTTGCAATGGATGACGATACAGTTAATTTCCCTATTACCCCGCCGTCAACTGGCCCTTTCAGTGAGACTCTAGAATTTACAGCAGTTGCTGGCGATACCGGGTCTCAGGCTGGTCCTGGTATAGGACTTATCGCATGGGTAGGAACAGATAGTAGAAGCAGTGGGGCACACGCTTGGGCTATTGGTAGCACGGGGCAACGTTGGAATGCGTATACAATTCTCGTTCCAGCGGGCGAGTTTGATGCAGGCACTCCTATAGATTCGGTTTCTGATATAGGCGGCAATGCTACCTCAAGTAATAATGTTACGACCCCTTCGTGGGATACTGACACGGCGGGTGGACGTGTTCTTGTAGGCTGTGCGGTCGATACTAGGGCCTGGGGCGCAGCAGCTTCTGGATGGACAACAGTTGATTCTGATGAAGCTACAACAGTCACCATTGCAATAACAACAAGAAATGCTGAAACAACGTCTACTGAGACAATATCTAGCGTTACTCATACGATTGACGGATCAGATATTGATACTAGTTCTACAGTTGGATTGGTTATTAATGGGCCTGTTGCTGGTGAAGCTTATTCAATAGATGCAGCTTCTGGAACGTATACACTTACTGGTACTGCTGTAGATCTTAGTGGCACTCTTTTATTAGATGCAGCTTCTGGAACGTATACACTTACTGGTACTGCTGTAACTCTAGATC